CCCCATTTATCAAGGCTGACCTGTGAAGTGTCTACTAAGTGGTCTGCACCGTTGGCCGTTACCATGTACCACTGGCCACCAGCATTGTTAATAAATGTGTAAGCACCATTAACTGATACCGTGTAGGTGGTTACTCCTGTACTGCTACCAAGTGGCACCATTGAGTTTGACGAAAAACCTAATGTCACCGGGACGGTAGAGTGGTTAATAAATGTCCAAGATGCACCGTCTTGCGGGCTGCTTGGAGCGGAAATTGTTTGCCCTGATGTTGAACCCGTAAACAATGTTACTTCGTTGACTTTTGCGGTAGCGGTTGCTGAGCGAGAAACAATGTGGTTCGAGATGGTAGACCACCACGTTCCCGGCGAACCGGCGGCCGTGCAAACCCAAATGGTTGCTGTTTGGTCAACAACAAAGTCACCCACAGCAAAGGTGCCTGTAGTAGGTGCCCCGTTTGTAGTGCCGCCTACATAGCGAGTGGCAGTGGTAGCGCCAGTCAGTCCAGATATTTTAACGTCGGGTACAATTAGTTCGCCGGTCATAGTGCTACCGGCTTTTTGAACTGCACCCGCAACAGTGGTATTGGCAGAAATGATGCTGTTTACGTTTGTGGTCGAAGCAAGGGTTGGTGCAGTAGCAGTTGTGCCTGTACCACCAAGGTCACCGGCAAGCTGAACGCTACCTACAGCAGAGGTCGTGGCGTTAGAAGCACCAGCACCGGCAGGACCCTGTGGGCCCGTAGGACCAGTAGGGCCGGTTGCTCCGGTGGGTCCGGCTGGGCCAGTTGCACCAGTTGCTCCGGTGGCACCAGTAGCACCTTGAGGAACAGTGAAGTTAAATACAGCGGCTGAGCTTGTGCCAGAGTTAGTAACCGAAGCAGAAGTACCGGCGGCGCCAGTAGTTGTGGTTCCTACAGCAACGGTTGCAGCAGAACCAGCGGGTCCGGTTGCTCCGGTGGCCCCAGTTGAACCAGCGGAGCCGGTAGGTCCAGTGGGTCCGGCAGGTCCGGTCGGACCAGCAGGGCCAGTAGCCCCTGTGGAACCAGTAGCGCCGGTAGCACCAGTAGCACCTTGAGGAACAGTGAAGTTAAATACAGCGGCGGAAGAAGTCCCCGAGTTAGTAACGCTTGCTGATGTGCCAGCCGCGCCAGTCGTAGTTGTACCAACTGATACCGAAGCCGCTGAACCAGCGGCACCGGTAGCACCGGTAGCACCAGTCGCGCCGGTTGCACCAGTTGCTCCGGTAGGTCCGGCAGGGCCGGTAGGTCCAGCGGGCCCTTGGGGGCCAGTGGCTCCAGTGGCACCCTTGGTAAGAATTAGTGAGTCGTTGTAGGACCAGTAGGACTGTGCGTTAGCAGAGCCAACCGGGTAGGTAACACGAACGTAGTAGTCGATAGCGGCTGGTACTTCAAGTTGCCATTGACCGGGACCACCAAACTCGGTACCGGTGATTACTGGACCAGCTGCGGCGGTGTATCCAGCAGGAGGGGTGCTACCAGCGGCAGGTGGGGTGACGAATAGATTGTCGCCTGTGCTGGGGTCGGTTGCAAACCAAGCATCAACTTGGGCTCCGTTAAGGAACCCAGATGGACCTGCAACAACTCCTGAAAGAATAAAAGCCATTAGATTGTTTCGCCCTTGCTGACAGCGGCCTGTGCCTTGTCAAATCGTTCTCCAAGTTTGGCGTTGCCACCTAGACGCTGGCCAGTCTCAATTTCCCACTTGGAAGTGGCACGAGCCTCAAGTTCCGCCGAGCCCTTAACAGACTTAGGCTGAACACCATCTTTGCGAAGACGCTTGTAAGCGGCAACGTCGGCGTGGCTCTTCTTGGTTTCAAAATTAATTACACCCGCATTGGAGCGGGTAGGCGTTGCGGATGGGGCAAGAGAAACAGATTGAATCTTGCATCCAAAGCAATCAGGTGCGCAGTTCTCAGAAGGTATGTGCCTAGGCATTTGTAATCAAAGCTCCGTATCCAGCAGCGGTCAAAGCCGTTGCTTCCGCGTCCGTAACGTACGACTTCTCGAAGTACGTTTTGGTAATGTATGGGTTTTGTGCAACCGTGCTTACAGTTGGTTGCGGTGGGTTCTGAGAAAAGTCAATGTAGTAAGTAGTCGAGTAGGGTGAGGCTGGGTCGTAAGGGTTGTATGGGTATGGAATGTTGGTGTTGCTGTTTTCCGCAGTAGCGGTGTCTTGCACAAACGTCCCATCACTCAGCGCATACACGCCGACGTGACGAGGACGATTGTTGAAGTACCTGAACAAACGACGGGCTACGCCGGTCGTGTCGGGAAGGATAGGGGGGTTGTCAAAGACAACCGGTGGCGTGAAATACTTAGCCACGGTTATCCCTCTACTTCTTGTTAATTACAGGTAACCCTAGTTTTGCCGCAGCAACAGCATCGGTCGTTCCACGGCTACCGCTACCGGAGACGTTGTCTCCAACAGGTGCAGCCTGTCCAACAGGACGGGTGGTGCGCTCAAAGCCATTCATCATGTTTTGCTCAAGAAGCGTGGTAGGAGACATGTCCACTACAAAGGACACATCCTTAGCACGCATAGTGTCGGTTTGGTTATCCCGCATTAGTTGCTCCCGTGTACTTTGAAGCCTTCAACGATTGGAGCGTCGGCGTTTGAACCGTACTCAATCGTTGTAACTCCCATGATTTCTGGACGCATGTTCTTAGAACCACGTCCGGTGTTTTCTTCCATGCCACGGTTGGCAGGAGCATTTGACTCTTTAGCTGAAGAAGGGGTAGGGATGGTTCCGGTCTCAACGCTGTTGGTTGCCCGATTGCGGAGAAACTCGTCTCCAATTTGTTTGAATGATGCGCGTGATTCCATTATTTCCACCTAGGGTCGGTCATGTCACAGCAACCACAGTAACAAGGGTCTGATACTTCGCCCTTTACGGCCTTGGCATCATTAGCCGCGGCGCGAGATACTCGGTTACCAATTGGAGAACCCGGCTGGTTTGCGGCTTCAATGCCACGAACCTGTCCGAGTCCGGTAGGGATTGTCATTTCGATTCCTTATCGTATTGAATCTCAAGGGGTACAGGTACGCCATTGGCGTCCGTCAGGCGCCCACAGATGAGGCAGAACAACTCATCAAGAGTGAACTGCACATCAAAGCTGTGGCATACTGCGCACTGACGGGGCCAAGGCATACTTGTTACTAGCTATTAAGCCAGTGGGCTTCCGGTTTCACCGAGGTCAACTGCAGGGTTCACGCTGATAGCAGGTGAACCGTAGGTTGCGGTGATGTCTGAGCCAAGCAACGAAGCGGTCTCAAGGCGAGCAACTGACTGCTGACGGAAGATTCCGTAAGCACCAAGCCAGTACCAACCCAGAGGTACGAGACGACGCAGGCGGTCGGTGATTGGACCGGGGACCAAGTGCGGGTAAGCACCGTTTCCGTCAATCATCGAGTGAGTCTTAGCAAGCGACTGGCGACCAACAATGATGGTACCGTAGACGTTTGTTGAAGACGCACCAGCGCCAGCGAATACAGGAGCACGAGGGGTTTCAATCCAACGTACGCCTTCGAATGCGCCGAGCTCACCGGTCCAGATTTCACCCGGCTGAGCGTAGACGTGTGGTGCACGCCATCCCTGAATGTTGGAACCAGAGACAGTTTCGCCCTGAAGGTCCGCAACGAGGTCGGGGTGGATGTAACCAACGTAGTACCCACCGAAGGTAGGAACGTTCTGAGCACGCAGACGAGCACGGATGGCACGGATGTCCAAAGCGGAAATCGTGTTGGTTCCGGCTACAGCCGAACGAGTGGTAACGGAGCTGTTGAGTGACGTTGCGCCAAGACCCGAACCGTAGTAAACCTGTGAACCTGAGTCCAAAGCCTTACGGGCAATCGTGTCAAGTGAAACACCAGCGTTGTAACCAACGACGTTAGCAACAACAGGGTCAACGTCGATGAACGAGGTTCCACGCAGCTTGGCGGTGGTACCTACTGAAGCACCGTATTCCTGAAGGGTCAGGACTACCTGTGAATCAGTCATCGACTGAAGAGCCACGTCGGTTGTTTCGTCGGTTAGAGCCGTTGAAGCAATTGGCAAGTCGTTAACAATGGTAAAGGTTACAGAAGAACCCGGCATCGCCTGAGCGGTGGCCTGAACGTCTGCAGCTTGGTCGAAGTACAACTCAGGACGCAAGGCAAAGTAAGCCATGCGGTCATAAGCAGCCTGCGAGGTGTTGAAGTTGGTACTGAGGCCGGTGCCGGTACCTACATATGAGTCAGTCATTTTGACTGAGCTCCTTTCTTTTTAGTTGGAAAGGCTCAGTGCTAAATCTGCGAGGATTGGACGCCAACTCGTTGGCCGAGTTCGCCCTTTACGACCCTCATGACTTCTTCGACACTGGTGGCTGCGGAAATAGCAGCCATGTACTCCTGCTCTGCGTCTGGCATTGCGCCTACAGAACCGACAGTAGCACCTTGGGCCCGACGTTGGGCTTCAAGTTCAGCATCAAACGACGGCTCTTGAGCGACGGGAGTGGGTGCCTGAGTCTGACCAAGGATACCGTACTTCTCAGCTTCCGCTTGGATTGCTTCCAAAGAAGACTCTCCATCGTAAGCTTTGCGAAGCAAAGCGCCTGCGCCAGTGTCAGGAATACCAGCCTTTGAGAACAGAACCTCGCGGCGCTCCAACTCAAGTTGGGCTCGCACTGCTTCTAATTCCTTCTTGGCTTTTTCAGCCTCGCGCAGTTGACGCCGAATGTTCGGGTCTAAGCGGTCAGTCTGTTCCATCTCGTCATCAAATTCGTCGTATGCCATGTCTGGGTCTCTCCTGTAGATTACGCACTTTACCAGAGGTTAATAAAGCGGATATTTAATGAACTCTGTACACGCCTTGGGTCGTTCCCTCCCAAAGTGGAGTAAGTAGGTAGCTCGCCTATTCCGGTACATAGGGCCAAGTACTTACTTCAAAGATACCATTCCGTACCCTAAATGTTACGTCCTTGCACTACCAAGGCCAATAACTCCCTTGCTAGTTTCAAGGTATCCACCACCCTTTTCGAATGGGGCTACCTTGGCTTGCTCGGCTCTCATGACCCGGGTCTGGGCTTCGACTTGGTTGGTGCCTTGGAATCCGGCTACCTGTGCGCCAATAATGGTGTTGGCGTCGACGGTTGACTTGTTGGCACCCGGTGTAGTGCTGTTAAGGGCGCTGTCCTTAGAAGCGGCAAGTAGAGCGTTCTGAATGGAAGCCATGCTTTGGGTGCCCATACCTGATTGGCCCGAAGCGGCGCCAAGGTTGGCTCGGTCAGCCAGCTCAATCGTTCCCTCTCTGCTGAGACCCTGCAATCCAATTTCCCTAGAGTATCCAGCAAGGGTGGCCGCGGCTGTCTGCTGTTCCAACTTGGTAATGGAATTCTTGGGGTCGAGGTAGTAGTGGGCGAGGTCGTGGGTGTTGATACCGTAGTTGGCCAACTGTGCTTTAACCGCTGGGTCAGCATTTGCTGCAGCGGCGTAGCCCTGAATAACACGCTGGTTAAACT